AACATCAAACCTTTCTATTACTTCATCTGTTAACTTTCTTTCATACATATAAGGATGTATATATCTATATGAATCAAGCAATTCCTCTGATACATAAGTTTGTTCTGTCTCAACCATGCTTCTTGATAAGTCTATATCTATATCTTTCCTATTTTCTATGTTAACTGAAAGAAAATTCTTTATCAACCATTCCCAACCGTATTTACCTAGCATATCATTATGATATCCTAAACAATGGGATATCACTTCAGGTAAACTATGTGTTTCACCACAAGCAAAGCAGTGAAATAATCCATCTGACTTTCTTATACCTGCACTAGGTTTTCTTTCTTGTCCGTTTTTGTGGTACGGACAGCTTATTTGTATATCCGTACCACAATCCTTAATGCTACTTAAAAGTGGTATATGATTTATATCAAGTTGTCTCTTAAGTTCATATATAATATCGCTTAAACTACAATTAAATAAGGTATCATTAATAATCATTAGAAACAATCCTCCTTATTTGTATGTTTTTTGATAACAACTTGTTCACGATTTATAGGGTTGCTTTCTACATTCTCTTGATAGATAAATTCTCCTATATCGGGATTCCACATATACTGAAGCTTATCTCCAACCCTACCATTTCTCTGCTTTTTAATTTGAAGTGTTAATAATCCATCTTTAGTTTGTCTTAAAGCTACAACTTTACTGGCATTATAGGCAATTCCATCACTATCTCTTATGCTTTCAAGTTCTGGAACATCCGTTGATTCTGTATTATTAGCACCACTTCTATTAGCTTGAACTACAACTAATATTGGAATATTCATTTCCATTGATAGTGTCATTAAATCCTCACTTATATTCTTAAGTGCAGTTGTAAGATTATCACCACGTTTGGCTCTTTCATCAGAAAGATAAGAAATACCATCAATAGCTATCATATCAAGCTTATACTTCTTTATCCACATTCTTAATTTCTTAATTGTGATAGAGTTACCAAAGTCATTTGGGGTAGATACTATGAATTTATTTTCCCTAGACTTAAGATTATCTATATATGCTTTATATTCTCTATCGAGTTTTCCCGTCTTTCCCCACATTAGGTCGGTGTTTGAAAAGTGTTCGTGTAAGGTATCAAATCGAAAACCTATACTACTTGCCCCCATTTCAGGTGATACATAACCTACATTAAAACCTATCTCCCAAATATGTGTAGCTATCTTTTCGAGCATCCATGACTTACCTTGATTAGTTCTAGCTACAATTACAAAGAACTCTTCTTTTCTCTGAATACCATGTATTACATCATCAAGTTCAGGTAATCCACTTGTGAAGAACCACTCGTCTTGATGGTTCTTTCTATCCATATATTCATTATATCTATCATTAGCCTGTGCAATAATATCTACACCACCTATATCATAGTTAGGTGTTAAAGTCTTTACCGCACTTAGCATATACTCACTAGCTGCATTTGCATCCGTTTTAAGCAATTCCGCAACCTTTTGAACTATTGGTACGGACTTATTATAAAGGTGTTGTTCACGTATCTTATCAACTAAATACTTATCACTTTCTTCAACTTGGACTAATTCAAAGTCAGGAAAGTTTGATAAGAATGTAGCTTTATCAGGAACACAACCATACTTTTCATTATGTTCTATAATAAAATTGTATTCATTCTCATAGCCTAGAAAGTATTCTTCATTAAGCATATTGTTTTCTATAATATCTAATGACTTTGTTTGAAGTATATTAGATATTATCTGAACTTGAATTATTTCAATCATCTGTTATCTCTTCCTTTCAATTCTATAATGGTAGTATCTTTGCTTAAGATTCTACTTGTTAATCTATCGCCCACATAGTCTTGTAATTCCTTATCATTGATTCTGTTACTTGTGTATATGTTTGACTTACCATTAAATATCCTTGTATCAATGAAAGAATACAATTGTAAATAGTCATATTGTGACAATCCTGTTATAGCTATATCATCCCACACAACTAAATCAGCATCTTTGATAGCTTGTAAATATTCCTTTGGTAAAGGATTATTAAAATCCTTTAAAGCTATTAAAAGATTTGCTACCGATATAAACAAAGCAGGTCTATCTTCACAAGACTTAACATCATAAATTTGTAATAAGTAGGATTGTAATAACTTTATCGCCCAACTTGTTTTACCATTCCCAGCTGTGTGACCACACAGATAAAGACTTCTACCTTCATTTACAAAATCATAGATATTACGCTTTATGTTGGCAAGTTCATTATAAGCGTTTCTATCACAAGCATCTGGTGTAAGTCTTATTGTAATTTGTTTATTCTCAGGTAGTCCAGCATAATCAAAATGCATCTTCATACGATTGTAAATATAACAATCCTTACAATCATCTCGTGTGCATATTGATGTACCTTTAAACCAACACTTTTCATTAGTAAACATCTCCTGCATCTCTTCTCCTTTCCCATTCTTCTAAGTCACTACCGACTAATTTCTGACTTCTTGTGGAAGTCATATCAGCAACATCTTTTGGTTTATATGAATTATTAAAATTATTAGTTGGAATTGGATAGAAGTTTTTCCAGCCTCTCTTTGTTGCATAGCTAACAATATCAATATAATCACTACCTGTTGAATTTGCAACATCTAATAAAGTATTTAACATACCTTTCCACATATTAGCATATAATACTTTACCTTCATCCTTTTTAATCTCTAATATAAGATTAAGATAATCTACTAAAGCTTTAAATAAGCTATCTTTTTTATCTTCACTAATACTATTAGCTAACATAAAATCATTAATACTATCAATACACTTATCATATAGAGATTTCTTTTTAGGTTTATTTTCAAGTTCTTTATTATTATTTATAATAATATTATTATAATTATCTATATTACTATTTAACTTATTATTAGACGGATAATTTTTTACACTTGGTCGTTCTTTCAGGGGTAATTTTTTACACTTGGTCATATCTTCCACGGATAAAATATTATCCTTGGTCATATCATCATTTTGTAAATCTTCAAACGCCTCTGTTATAGTATAGTAAGATTTTGAACCTCTTAAGTTTTCATTTGCAAAGGTCATAGATTTTATAAGACCTAATTCTACCAGCTTTGCAATTCTTTTCTTTAGCATACTTTCACCTATATCTAAAATAGGTAAATCTTCAAGTATCTTTTTATGTGATAGCCATACATAAGGTTGATTATTATCATCACACTTTTTACACATGCTTGGCTGTGATAATGCTCTTTGTATATAATCCATTAACAGAATATCATTCATATCTAATTTTAAGTCATTTGTTTGGATAGCAATTAATTTATTTTGATTAAACCCTAATATTGAATTTCTCATAATATAAATACCTCTCTAATGTAAAATAAAAACCACAAGTAAGTGACTGTACGGAATCGACCTACTTGTGGTTTGGTTCAGCAGATAATTATGTGAGAATCATCTGCTATCGGCTATTAACTTTGGGTTATTAACCCGTACGTTAATAACCGATATAAAATTGAAAGAACACGTAAAATTTAATAAATACGCTTAAATACAATATAGATTGTACTATATCTTAGAATAGTTGTCAATACTATTTGCGATAATTATTAGCAATTTTTTCAATATCCGCAATCTGATTATCTACTTCATTGTTTACTACATCCCAAAGTATTGCTCGTTCTTCTTCAATATTAGCATCCTCTGGAATAAGTCTTTCCTCTGAATATTCCAATGTGTAGAAGCTATCCATCACCTTAATGCTTGCTCTACTTGTTGCTTTAATTGATTTGATAGTTGCTTTAGATTCCATAGTTTATTCTCCTTTCTTTCTTGAAACCCTTAATGTAATTACTTCCTTAATGTTCTTACAATCGTTCATTTTAATAAGAACATCATTAGGAACTTTACCATTATAAATGGCACTTTCAAGTGCATCCATGTCAACATATTCCTTTGTCTTAATTACACTCTTTAGATTTGAAGCCTTTAAAACATCAATAAGCTTATCTTCATCAAAGGTTTCATGTTTAGCCTTTGAAATTGAAGCAGAATAGTTCTTAGATGTGAATGTATCTAAATCATCATCAAGCATCATCCTTTTAATCTCAGAGTTATCCTTGTCGCAAAGTTTCTTATATGCATCAAGTTCGTTTTTATTTAATGCATACCTTTCAATTAGACTTTCTAGTGTTTCCATTCTTTTTCTCCTTTTTAATATATTTTTGTGTAACACTTCCAAGAATACCATTTCTACCTCTAGGAATTTTATCCTTGAAAGCAAGTACCATCCATACTGACTCACTAGACCAATATCTAGTTTGTCTATCACCAACTTGTATATAGTCAGGTAACATTTTAGCAAGTTCGTGTTCGGGATTAAGTTGTTTCCATTTATACCAAGTATTTAACGTTGGTGTTGAAACATTCACCAACGTTGCTACTTGCTGTGCATTAAGTAATTTATTTCTATTTATCATAGTAGCCTCCGATTAATTTTGTAAATATTATAGCACACGTTTATTTAACTTGCAATTATGATAATAAGAAATCAATAAGTTCACTCTGTCTTGCCTTATCAATCTTTCCATCAATAAGGGCATCAGATAAAAGACCTTTATGCTCTACAATCTCATTAATGCGTTCATCAACAGTTCCCTTTGCTATAAGTGTATAAACTGTGATATTTGATTTAGCACCAATTCT